CTTTGGGTGGTGTTTTCTAATAAGACTTGCTATTGATTCTAGTGAAATTCCTGTTTGACCTGCAATACCGTCACAAATCAACAAGGATTGCTTATTAGACTCTTTTAAAAATTTTATGTACGAATCAACATCAATGTCGTCCCCGTGTCGTATAGCCCTATGGGAAAAATTATAACCCATCATTTTTGCTAATGTTACGTCAAGTCTCATTGCTATCTGAGTATTAGGCATTTCTGTAGATATTAGTAAGGTTTTATGACCATTATGGACAGCGGTCGCTGCTGAGTGTACGCATAGCCATGTTTTACCTATAGTAGGTCTAGCAAAGGCAGCTATCAACTCTCCCGGTTGCCATCCTATACCCGCTTGATTTATAAATTTAAAGCTGGTAGGAACCCCCATAAGACCCTCACCCATTTTACGTCTTCTAGTTCGTTCTTTCCATTCGGATACTCTGTCTGTTTCCCCATCATCATATGTCTCTATATCTTCGTCATAAATCAGGTCTACATCTGATAAGCCACTCATAATATTTGATAGGGCTTGTTTAGGGTTCTCTTTTACTAATTCCCTCTGTTGTTGTACTGTAGAAACAACAGCTCTTTGTAAAACTTGATTTTTAAATATATCTAAAGCATACTCTAATGATTGCGTTTTTGCTGATGGGTTTAGGGTAGGAAAGTTTTCTAGTAATATTTCTTCAGTAGGAAACATGTCATACTTGTCTAAGTATTCACCTATAAACTTAAATGCATCCCCGTGTTTTGCAAAATCATTGGAATGGTAAGTAAAGTTTTTTAGTTTATCATAATCTGTAATTCCAAATATAATCGCTGATTCTATAAATTCATAACTTGGTGCCGACATTTATATTCCTTCTCTAGTATATAAAACTCTATTATTTTCACTGTGTATATAATAGTTTATATCATTAGCAGGAATTTTGTCAATAAAGTCCCTAGCCTCATCAAATAAATTAAACTCAGCTTCTAACCAAAAATCTGAATGTCTTTCCGCTAATACTCTAAAAGTGTTTACAGGGTTTTTCACCCTATGTTTTTTCTGTATTAGTCTTCCGCTACGTCTGGTCCTTCTTGGCATTTGCATCCTTCAATTCATGTAATTTATCTCGTAAAGATTGTCTGACTTTATAGGCAGACTCCCCTAAATCTTCTGTAATTTCTTCCATTGTCAAACCTTCTAGTTTTAATTCTAAGAATAGTTTTTCTTTATCTAATAGTCCCTGAGCATGTATCCATATATTGGCTTCAACTTCTTCAGTGTAGTTTTTTGGTTCAACCATTGCCGCTGCGATTTCTTTAGGAATAGTATTATTACCATCAAAAGTCACATCTATGCTTCTAGCAATAGGTTTTCGTTGTGCTTTAGTAATCAAAGTTCTTATGGTATTCACTAAAGATGTGTGTAGATATGTATGAAAGATTGCCCCTTTAGAATCATCATAGGCACGTGCAGCTTTTACTAATGCTATTCTAAGCTCTTGAGCTAAGTCTTCTTTATCTAGCCCCACTACATAAGAATTTGAAGACATTTTTTGGATTTTGGGTTCCCATTGGGCTACCAGTTCATTATTAATTTCCATACTTAAATACTAACAAATTTTTATAAAAATACAATTATTTAGATAAGGCTTTTTCAGAACTGGCTTTCTTAAAACAAGACATACTACAGTAAATATTATCTCTATAGCGTTTTCTATAAAAAGGCACCCTACAAAACCCACATTCTATTTTAATATTATAGTATGAAAACCGACATTTACCTTTATGAATTTTGCTATTACCAACTAGTATTGGTTCATTACAAGCTAAACAATAGTTTACTTTACGTTTTTTTACCCGTAAAGTTGGCATGTTGTTCTTTTTTAGAACTTTATAGATATATTGTCTACTAAACCCAAAAGCTTTCCCTATTTCTTGTAGGGTATCAAATGGATTATCTTGACGATGTTGAATGATTTTAGAAATCGTCAATTGACGCTTGGCTTTGTTCGTACGCTTTGACATCTTGTGCAAGTTGGTTTTTCCATGCGGTTGCTAAATAATCTGCTGTTATTGTAGAGTCATCCCCTACAGGTTTTAACCACGCAGATGCTGCTGCTATCCTAGTCCATTGTGCTTCTGAAAACGTTATTGTTACTGTTACATCGCCTTCTGCCATTAGCTATCCTCCTTGAGTTCTTTTATTTCTTGACGTAATTTTTGTACTTCTTTTAATAGCATAACAGATAATCCATGATATTTCACTGATTCTGGATTACCTTCTGAATTATAATTTATAAGTTCAGGTAAAATTTCGTTCACATCTTCTGCAATCAATCCAATATCTTTTTGGTCATCTTCTTGTTTTTTATAGTTATAAATTTTAGGGCTTAAGCCATCTAATTTTTCTCTATCATATTCTAAATCTTTAATGTTTTCTTTATATTTTGCCGAACTAGATTTTAGTGCCAAGACGTTACCTGATGTCACTATAACATCAGTACCAGATAAGCTTGAGCCCGTAAACTTAACAGTTCCACCCGCCGTTAGTTCCATAGATTTGTGGTGGATGCTTCCTAAATTGGTTACTGACAAGTGCCCATTTGTACCTGTAAATCCGACCATTGTTTTAGTGCCTGTAAATTGAGCATTAGAATCAACATTTAACCCACCTGCTTCAGATAAAATTTTTGTTCCGGACGTTTTCAAAGGGCTTCCTACACCATTAGAATCCTTAACTGAAGAATGAACATCAAACACAGCTCTACCACTGCTAACTGCATTACAATAACCTATAATTTTAATTTCATCATCATAATCAGACGCTATTACAGCTGCAAAATTAGATTCTCTAATAGTAGTTAGTGTTGTATCACCTTTTTTGTAGTATATTATATAATTGTAAGACGTACTTAAAGTTTCAAGAGCTGACGTATCCCCAGCGTTAACCGAATAAGTTTCATCTGCAAAGTATAGTTTACCTGCAGTACTACCATCACCATTTTTAGACCAATTTACTTGTGTAGCACTTGCGGATGTAAATTCTAAATCCGTTGCTATCGGACCTTGTTTAGACATTGCTTCTTTAAATTCAGCTTCCTCTTCATCTTCAAGTTTATCTGCTATTTGTGGAATAAACCCTATTTCTGCAGAACCCCCTTCTTGAAGACTGTCTGCTTTTACTAATTCGTAATCAGTCATTGACATTCCCGGACCTTCTGTGTAAGTAACCCCAGTTATGATGAAATTAGAATCCATACCAACTGAATTATCCTTAACTTTACAAATGTCTCCAGCTCTAGTTGGTACATAATAACGTAATGTTGATGATGTGCTAGCACTACCAACATTCCAAACAACGGTAACTTGGGTAGATGAGACCGCTGAAACATAACCAAAGGTAGCTGTAGGGTTGCTACTAGCATCTAATTCATTTACAGTCATTCCGATAGTAAATCCATAATTAACGGGGTTAACATTACTATCATAAATCTTTTTAGCTGTACTACTTCCATCATGTGTATCAGCTGACGTACTTGCAGCCCCTCTACTAACAGTTAGCTGAGTAAGATTTTTTATAGAACTTATAGTCATTTTTTCAGAATCAACTAATAATTGTTGCCCTACATACATTCCAGTTGTATCAGATACTATAATATCTGTATCAGAAGCATTTAAGTTATATTCGATTTCCCCTGATAATTCTGTATTACCAAAAGTTATAGTTTGACTAAACCCACTTGGGGTTGAAACTGCTGATGGTACATTATCAAAGTAGGTTGTTGGCTCATTATATACTGTTGCACTACCTCTAGTGGCTGTATTAACAGACCTGTTCAATAGTGCTGCCACAACACGTTCTCTAATCGTATCATCTTTAGTTTCAGAACCTACAGAAAAATTTAAAACTCTTCTAACACCATAATCTAAGTGGGGTCTAGATTTTATTTGAAAAGTATATCCTGTTGCCTCACCTATTAAAACAGCATTTTCTCCCCAAACAGTAGTGTTATTCATTATATGGGATGGTATATCTGATACTAAAACATACGCAGTTTCAGAACCTGATAAGGCGGCGGAATCCGCATAACTTATAAACTGTAGTTTTGCGGCATCCATTAAGTAAATATTATCCCCAGTTGTTTTAGCGTCATCTGCTAAAGTCCCATTTTTAGCTCTCTGCACAGTAATATCAGTCCCATTACTATTTACAGCTGTGACTTCCATTTGCTCTGCTGAACCCGTTGTAATTGGTGACCAACATAAATAAGCCCCAACATACATACTAGTATTATCAGCTACGGTTATAGTGGTAGCACTAGTACCAACATCAGCTGTTATCGTACCTATATAGTAAGATAAGTTTTCTGAGCTGTCTGTGCCTTGCACTCCACCACTAATTCTATATCCATCTGAACCACGCCATCTAAAGTTGTTAGCATGATTTAAAGCAAATGTATCTACTACTAACATCTCAAAAATTCTTTCATCCCCTGTGACTGTCCCTGCTCCTTTGTCAGCAGTTGAAACTTTAGAATAACTTACAGCGGCTGCTGTATAATTTTCACTCTTAGGTCTTCTAAACCCTAAAGTCCCACTAACAGCTTTTTGTTGTCCTGTTGTCCTAAATCTTCCATTTGAACCAATTGAGTGTCGGTTAGGCATAACTAAACTTAATCCATAGGCACCCGGATTAGAATTTGGACGATATCCTCTTTTAAAGTAATTAAAATATGAAGTTGGTCTGGCTGTTGTCGATACAGTTGATGTAAAATTAGGGTCTACATAAAAGTCAAACCCAAATTCTGAAGCGTTTGTTACAGCATTGTGGGGGTCTGTTTTAGCTATATCTTCAATTAAACCTAATACAGATTTTTTAGATTTACTAACATTTAGTATTTCATCTTCTCTAAATTTAGCTATAGATTCAGTAAATCTAGAATCCCCCGAATTTGCATTTCCGGGATGTGTTAAATTATTAATAGAGTGTTCGGTCAAAAGAGATTTTATAAGACCCCCACGAGCAGCTACTTCATCATCCCATACATTAGGACCTGCTCCGAACCAACCACCCTTTACTCTTCCTACTGTTGATGATATCTTACCATTTGTTGTTGCTATAGCGTCATATAAATTCCCACTTGTATCAACCTCAAAAGCTGTTATTCCTTTTGTAGGTATGGCTTTAATTTCGGTTAAAAAATCTTCGGCTTCTATTTCAGCTACCATTCCATACAAAGGGTTGTGCACTTCATTATAAGATAAAGTTAAACCATAAAAATATAGTTGTCCTGAATTAGTATCGAAGATTTTAATTGGTGTAAAATCGCCTAAAGTATTGTTATATAAACCCGCCGCTTGAGTAGCATTAATTCCTAAAGGGTTTTTCGACCCATTTCTAAGTGTGACTCTAGCTGTTTGTGTCCTATTTAATGTATGTTTAAGACGCATATCAATTAGGTCTGAACTTCCATAAAAAATAGATGCTCCACTTGAATGAGTTGCCGCTACTGTAGTTCTATCAAGAATAGTAGCTTGATTACTGTGAGTGGCTGCTCCAGAACCTCCACCTCTAGTTACAGTAATGTTAGTTATACTATTTACTGCTGTAACCGTTAAGTATTCATTATCTACTTGTAAAACTTGATTTACAAACATTTCAGTAGTATCTGTGACATCTATTGACTCTTCACTGGCATCTAAGGTTTCATCAATAACAGCTCCTAGTGTGGTAGCTGTTCCTCGTGTAACAGTAATAGTATTTGCACTAGTACTAATAGCTGAAATTGTCATGGGCTCATTATCAATCTTGATATTTTGACCTGTCCTCATTTCAGCTACTGATGACACATCTATAGCAGTCTCACTTGTGTCTAAAGCTTCATTTAAAGTTGCCGCAAATTTAGCACTACGGACGGTCGTTAGTTCCACCCATTTACTACCATTCCAATATGCTACTGTTGAATTTATAGCCATTTTAGTTATTTACCCCATCTCTCCACTCAGAGACAAATTGAAGACTGTACTGCCAACGGTCTTCTAAGGCAGGTAATTGACTAAATTGAAATTGCGATAAAGCCACTCTATAAACCCCCCCGCCTGTAACTGCTGTAGTTGAACCAACAGTATAGTCTGATGTAGTTGCATTACCTACTTCAAGTTGTAAATCTGAACCACCCATAGTAGACCAAGTTAATAATTTATCTTCTAAATAGTTTTTATAAGGAACATAATAACTTTGACTTCCTATAGTTAGTAGTTCCATTTGATAAAAAGCATTATCTGTAGTTTGTGTTGGGTCTGTACCCGTATTGTCTATAATACCTGAAACTGTAATACTAGGACGACTCATTCCAAGGTCAAATATAATAGGGGATGCCCCAGCAATAGGGACCTGTAAAGGAGTTCTAGAAGCCGATATGCTCAATTGGTCTGCCTTTAAAGCCAATCTAACTGTAGCGTTTTCATGAGAATTGTCTCTTAATAATACCGATAAAGGAGTATCCATAATTAATGCCCCATAAATCCTTTCATTTGACCTACTACATCGTCAAAGTAACTCCTAAACCCACCCGGATTTATAAAAAAATCTATAGTGTCTTGGTTTTTTGTTCTGCTCCCATAATCAAAAACAGTTTCATAAACCTCAGTACCACTTTCTACAACAAATTTAGCTACTGTTGGAGCCGATGCCATCTGTCCTAGAATAGGGATGGATTTAAGCAATGAAGAATCTGTGGCAGCAACTGCTGCATCTTTAAGACTTTCCCAAAAGCTTTTACTGTCGTCAAACATGTTAAGAGCTGGGGTTGTGACTACACCTCTGTTAAAACCACTGTTTGGTCCATATGGAGAACCAAATTCTTCCATTTCTTGACTACCGATACTAAATCGTGGACGGGCAACTATTTGTTTTTGTACGTCCGAACGTGTATCTATTCCAAACTTTTCTTTAATTGATATAATGAGTCCTGAAAAGCTGTTTTTAATCGCATCAATAACTCCCATTATTGGGGTAATTAAAAAGTTTTGGTCTAACCATCTTTTAAAGTCCTCGTCTATTCCGTCTGCAAAACCCTTCCACAAATTCTTTACGGTTTCAGATTTTAGTATATTTTGTAACACATTTGCTGGTGTTGCATTTTTCAGAACTTTTACCCAGAAGTTGGAGCTTCCCATGGAGTTATCCCATAAGTTTTCCAGAGTTTTGCGAGTAGCTATAGATAGACTTCTGCTAACAAGCATACCTATAAAACCTGCCCAGTCTCCATTAGCTTCAGCCCAAATGCTTTTTATATAATTTTCTACTTTTGCTACTAATTCAAACATATCTGGTAGCTTACCAGCTAATGCTTGTAACCCACGTGCAAAAAGAGGCATTAACGGTGCTAACGCTATGTCCACAAAAGCCCCTAAAATTTGGAATAGGGACCCCATTACACCTGTAAATATCTGTGATTGTTTTAATATAGCACCTAAAGATAAATTAATTCCTAAAACACCTAGTCGTTTATTAACTAGTTGTTTCCCATACCCAGCCATGTCTTTTATTTTTTTACCTGCGTCTAAAGAAGACTTAATAAATCCTCTAGATTGGTCTGGTGGTGATTCGCTTGAACCCCCGGAACCCATTGAAGCACCTGCAGCAGCACCCACACCTCCAGATAATACATCAACTGCCATTCTAATAGCCCCTGCCGTAAATAACATGTTAGAAAGACCCCCCTGAGCCTGCCATAGACCTAGCTTCAGCCTCATTTTGTTTATCTCTTATTGCCATTTCAACTCCTAAAACTATATTAATTTCTGCCTCCGTCATTTGCATTATGGCTTCCCAGTCTAATCCTAGTTTCAATAATTGGAGCATTACTGTCCAGTAATTATACAGGAGGGACTCTTTTTGTGTTATATCACCCGTCCCTGCCCAGAAAGCCTTTACCCTTTTTTTATATCATTCGGAGCAGCTACTGGGGATTCTTCACCAAAAGCATTTGGTACTAGTTTCTCAAGAGCTGACCCTAATCTACTATCAATAGTAGACAAAAAAGTTTCGTTAGTAACCCCCCATGGAGCGTCTACAATCATTTGTTTTAAACACTCTCTAATATAAAGGTCCCCATCAAAACTGTTTTGACCATTTGTTCCTAACTGTAAACATCTTGAAACCATTTGATTTCTCTTAGCCCAAGATAACTGTTTTACAGTAACTTCAAACTCATCTCCCGTTTCTTCTATAATAACTTTACGTTTCTCTGTTCCTGTAGCAATTCTATACTTTGAAACATCAAAACTTTTTACTTTACTATTCTCAGCCATACAGCCTCCTTATTCTATTGTTTATGGATATACTGGTAAATTATCCACTATTGTTATCTTTAAACTTCTGAATATCATATCCAAATCTACTTGAAATGGATTGTCTCCAGTTATTGAATGTCCTGCAGTGTTTATAAATATTCCTTGACTATTCAACTCATGCGAAGTTGCAGTTGGTGTTCCTGCGGCTCCTGCAGCAGACCCCGGTATATCTATTATTATGTAATCATTTGTATCACGTTCAAACTTTAAGGTCGCAGTAAATCCTTTTTTATAATCGTTATGCCCATAATCACCCTCAAGCAATAATTGTTTGAATAACTCTAATGCCCCTGATTGTTGCCCAGTTGCTCCAACAGCAGCATCAGCTGCTACACTAGCGTCTGGTAATGCTACAGAAGCTGACATAGAGTACTCTCTAGGTCCTTCTTTTATTTCATAAGGTCCTCGTGCTCTTTTACCTTGTTTACCAATATAATATCTAGGCTCCTCACCATTAGAAATAGATAATGCAAAACTTCGTATCCTAGCAAACTCTTGCCCAAAAAACTTTATTGTACCTTCAGAAAAGTAATAAGGTTGTGTGTTTGGATATCCAGTACCATCATGTGCATTAGTAACTGTAGAAGCATGACTTGGCATTCCTACATCATCTGTATCAATTGTTTGCATAAAGCCAAATCTAGGCATATTAGCAGTTGGACTAGCTCCATAATACAAATCATTTGAACTAGCTGCTACTGTCTCTTGGTTTCTTTGGTTGTGAACCATATTTATAAAGTTCACACTATCCCAAGACATTGTAAGCATTCCGCCCTCTTCAGCTGATATAGTAGATGAACCAATCATACCTCCCACATATCTTCTGTCAAAATCGTAACTACTGTTTTCTGTACTGTCTTTCATATGTACATGCCATGTTACTGTGTCTAAGTCAGTTGTTTCATCTATTACATGAGTGTAAACTATACTACTACTGTGAGCAACTTCATTTACTACCGAATTATCTACATGTTCAAACTGAAGTGGGTAATTTAATTTTAATACATTATTGCCTGAAGCACTACCAGATATCTTAGTTTCATCTAGTGTACGTGTTACAATTCTTCGTATTTCTGAATATGAGCCATCTGTTGGGTCTGAAGAGCTACCACTAATTTGGAGATAATCTCCCACAGCTAAGTTGTCTGCATCAGTTCCATCTACTACAACAAAAACATCACCTTTTTTAGCTGTTGCACTTAATAATATAGTGTCTGTTGCATATGCTGAAGCAGTAGTAGTTACAGAGCCAATCGGAAATCTTAACGCCCAACCATTTAGTAAAATAATGTTACTTACGGAACCTGTTAGAACTTGTTGTCCTGAATAGGCTACTGAAAAATTTCTTTTAGATTGTGTACTAAGGAATCTTCTACCTTCAATACTCATCTCTGGGTCTGGTGTATCTATAGTTTCATAAATACCCGGAATAAATGTTATAAATTTACCATTGTCTCCTTCAGCGGTAGACTCATTACCAATACCTTTTACCTCTATCACTTCTGTGGCTGAACCGTCATCAGAAGCTGCGTGATAAAAAGCCGTAGGTCTGTCTAAATGGAAAGTTGTTCCATCAATAGATTCAATTCGTCTTACTTCGTGTTCAGTTTTAGTTTCAGCATAAGTACCTTCAACAGTACCTATTCTAATAAAAGACCCAGCAACAAAATTACTTGCACTGGCTACTGTAATACTTCTAGACCCAGCATTAAAGGATGCACTTAAAGTAGTTGAACCTGCAGAAGATGTTTCTGCCTCACCCTGCATTAATTCAGGGTCTCCTCCTTGTGCTGCTTCAGCAGCGAATGTTAATTGTGCTTGGTCGCTTCTATATACGCCCATATTTAAGTCCTCCGTAATTAGTCCTATTATATATTATACTACATTTTTACGTAGTTTCTAATAAAACCCCATTGTTTTCTAATTGTATTGATATTGTACCTGTCCACATATTAGCTTGCTCAGATACTTCTTCTGAAAAATTTTGGAAAGTTTGTCTTTGAAAATTAGTCAACGAATGCATTCTTGCATGAATAATTTTTCTAACTTCCCGCATTAAATTATATAATCGTTGTCTACTAGTCAATGTATATAATTCTATTTCAATATTAAAGACTCTGTTACCATACTTCCTATTCCCTATTGGGGTTTCAACTAAAGCTGGGGAACCTGTACGTCCTATAAGATGGTCACCCACATTTAAATCAAATCTAAATGGCTGATTATCACCATTCACAGTAGTCAGTGTAGGTTTTGTTACATTAGATGCATTCCACTGACTGTTTAGGTCTGACATTATAGCATCTATTGGTATTGGCTCCGTTGGCATTAAAACACCTCAAAAGCTCTTAAACTGTCAATAGTGTCGTCTATATTAGATTGCCAA